GAACAAGAAATGCTATCAATATCACGCGGAGGATGCCCAATGTGAAATCCTCCCTTCTAGATAAATGGCAGAAGGTGCAACTGATTTAAGCGATCTACTGGGAGGCGGACCCGTTCAAAATCCTCAACTTCCGCAGTCAACTACGTTCTCACCTATTGTAACCGGTGGTGTTGATCCCTTTATTTCGCCAATGAACACGTCTGCTCAGAAGCCTGCAATGAATCTTGTGAATCATAATCAGACGTTTAACACCGTCAGATTTGCAGTAAAAAATCTGATGGTATATTTTGGATTTTTTGCAGCTGCAATGATTATTTCGTTAAGTACACCTAGATCTCTAATTCTTCAGTATATTCCTAATACTTACACTGCAGGAGGTGTACCATCTTACATGGGTGCAGCAATCCTTGCTGGAGTTGCAGTAGCGATTGCGTATGTGTTGGGAACTCTATTTGGATCACTATTTTAAGTAGAATCAGTAACAAGAACCCCATTTTTATAATAATGAAACGCGTTCCAAAAATTTGAAACCCCGTTAGAATCAAAAGTATATTCAATAATATGTTTTTGGTTTGGTTTCTTTTTTAGAAGTTCCAAAGCTTTTTCCCAATTCATTGTAAAAATGCAATCCTCTAGATCAATTTCATTTTTATATGTTATGACGTAAAGCTTACTCATTCTTGTATATCAAGAGTACATTACCTTTAAAAGACCATACTCTTTCATACATTTTTCCAGAAACTTTTGACAGTCGGCACAAGGCTTTGAGTTAAGAAGTTCTCCCTTTTTATTGATACGTACGACAATCAGAATACATCCGTGAAGTTGTGAAGTGTCACCAAAACGCTTCACAACAGCTCGTTCTGCATGTAGTGTATTATCTGACCATCCACATCCACGTGATCTAGTGCCGATCCTATTTTTTGATGACGCCATTAGTTTATTACGCTTGTAGATTTCTGCATAATGTAAATGCGCATTGTGAGTTGGCTTATAATCCATTATAGTAATAGGTATCATCCTTACTAGAATAAGGCTTGAGTAAAACGAATACGTTTTCAAGGAAGTTATCCTACTGTATCAAATGGAAGAACTCTGGGATAAATATAGACGCAATTCAAAGGGCTGGAAATTAGACCCATTAGCAAAGATACATCCTCGTATTATGATAGGATCTGCCAATAGTGTTGATTTGTTTACAGTTTCATATTACAATATTACTCATATTGTAAATTGTGCAGAGGATTGGGTAACATCAAAATGGTTTAAGATTGAATTTCCAGAAAGAATTACATGTATTAATGCTCTGGATCGCAAAACAGAAGACATCACAAAGTGGTATCCTCTATTTGAAGCTTCAATGAATACATTTCTAGCTGATCCAGAATGTAAAACAATTTATGTTCATTGTGAATGTGGAGTTAATCGCAGTGGATTTCTTACGCTAATTTATATGTGTCTAAAGTTTGGTTACACTATTGAAACAGCTGTAAAAAGTATGGTTATTCAGCGACCATGTATGTTTACTAATACCGAGTATCGAAAACAAGCGATTGAATATATCAAAAAACATGAGTAGTTAATAATGGCAGATCTAGGAGCAAATTCGTTATGGTCTGATATCAAAAGTGGCGGACCAAATGTTCAAACGGATCTTTTAGGTCCATCATATAGCTATGCAGATTCTATAACAGGACCAACATCGCTAGGTGTTGGTTCAAGTGGATCATTTGGTCAGCTTGGTACAAATGCTGATGCAATTGCATACTATACAGAAGCCCTAATCACAGGTAATCCACCACTTGGTAATCAGTATTTTGTGAATACAGGTGGAATGTGTGCTGCGCCTAACGGGACTCTACAACCGAGATACAATTATATTAATAACATGTCAACGGGAGCTGCGGCATTACCTGCTGCTATTTCAGAGCTAGGATCTGATTTTAATGGACTAATTCCAGGAGTTGTTGATGATATTGAAGGATTAAATCCTCTTCATCTTTTTTCATCATTAATAGCTGATGCAAATCCACCATGTGTATGTATGTCATGCCCAGTAAGTGGTTCTGGCAATCAATCAAGATTTTTAACAACTTCATTAAGTCCTGATCTCGCAGCAAGCCAATGCCAACAAGTAGATCCGTCACAATGCTCATCAACAGAATCATTCACAAATAAACATGAAATGGTATCTGCAATTCCAACTATACTGGCTGGATTGGGAGTTTTGTATTTCGTATTTTCAGGCAGATGATTAAGTTTAATTAAATGGACAACATATTTCGCATAAAAAAGTCGAGAGATACATCGGCAAAATCTAAAGCTTCTGAAACAGTTACAGGAACTTTAGATTCAATTCATCAGTCACTAATCTCCGAAATGAGAGATATAAATATTGAGGAACTCCAGATTAGAAAAGTAGAGATTGAGAAGGAGTTGGGAGACATGCAAGATATGTATAAGGCTACAAAGCTACAAGATGAAATCCGCACTATACATCGCCGATTAGCACAAGATGATCCTCTGAAAGATTATTATGTTCGTAATGCTGATATCATCTTGAAATATTACGGCGGGTCAGACAAGGTTCAAGCCATGACATCAACACCTGCTGATCAAAATACATTTGTTAAGTACCTAACTCAGACAACACAAGATACTTCTTCTGTATCAAAGAAAGACTTATATGATGAATTTACTACACGTATGAAAATTAACACGGGTGTAGAAATTACAGAAAAAACATATACCACGGAACACTGTGATAGATGTAATATTGCTAGAGAAGAGCTGTCTGAAGAAGGTATACTCGTATGTCCCAAGTGTGGATCAGAAGAATATATGTTGGTAGTTTCAGATTTTCCGTCGTTCCGTGATCCTCCCAAGGAACGCAATAATTACGCGTATAAAAAGATTAATCATCTTAATGAGATTCTCAATCAGTTTCAAGCAAAGGAAAGTACGATTATACCCGACGAGGTAATGCATGAAGTTATTTGCGAGATAAAGAAAAGACGTATTCAGAATATTGCAGAATTAACTGAGATTGCCATGAGAGAGATTTTAAAGAAGCTCAATAGATCTAAGTATTACGAACATGCCACACACATACTCTCTAGACTCAATGGAAACCCGCCTCCAACGATCACGCCGGAAATTGAAGAAAAAATCAGAGCCATGTTCCAAGAAATCCAAGCTCCTTTTTTATTGTACTGCCCTGATGATCGTACTAATTTTCTATCTTATTCATACATTCTATACAAGTTCTTCGAGCTTTTAGATTTAGATGAGTATAAGGTATATTTTCCTTTGCTAAAAAGTCGTGATAGACTGATTGCACATGATCAGATCTGGAAGAAGATATGTGATTATTTAAAGTGGGAGTTTATTCGTTCAGTCTAGTTCATAACCTTTTACGTGTCTTTTAGCATAACAATCTGGTGAATAATGGCCTTCTCTACCACACCTGTAACAAGCTCCTGGTTTGGGACTTGTATTAGGTTTTAGAAAGTTAGCAGTTATATCTTGGAAATCAACTTCATCATCATCGTCCTCAGGAAAATTAATAATTATTCCGTTTGGGATTTTTAAAAGTTTCATATACATGTAACATTGTGTAGAATGTTTGTCTTTTATTGCGGATCCACGTTTTAGTTCAACAACTAGTTTCTTATCAATCACCAAATCAGCACGAACGTTACCAACTTCTACTCCTTCAAACATGACAGGAATAATCTGTTCTGATTCAAATTTTATGTTATTCTTTTTCAAAAGAACTTCAATTGCGTTGTGATACACTCTTTCACTGAATCCAGCTCCAAGTGTTTGAAATATTTTTTCAGCTTGACGTTTTAGTAGATCCATCTTACAAGCAAAAAGCTTTCTGCCCAACAAATCCGTTTTATGACCAATCAATTGTAAACCGCTTTCTAGTTTCAAAGTTTCCTCTGTGTCGCATCAATAGACTCTCAGGTATGGTTGATCGTTCGTAGTAGTTACCATCCTGTGCGCGTTCACATATGGAATACTTCACAACACATCCATCAAACACTTGGCGTAGTCTTAGTAGGACTTCCTCCAAGTTATCAATTATGACATCATTGGTGTATATACGCCCAAATTGTTCTCGTTGTGAAGCTCCAATGTAGTCGTAGTTATACACGGTGTCATCTGTGTTTTCTGCCGTATAAATGACTCTTGTTTTAATTTCATTCATAAAATGAGAAATTATTTGCTCGTGATCTTTTGCGATCTTGATTGCCCTAAGGCCTTGTAACGTTGTACGATTCAATTGTTGTGTCATCGTTGCTACCTTCTGATTTGGACTTACGAAATCCGTTTTCATGACCAGTCAATCACGATATACGAATTAGGTTCGACATGATTAACTAATGGAAGTTTTGAATCATCAATTGTAGAAATATCATACATTTTGCGATCTCTACCACGTGCCATCAAAGTATGTTTCACCGAACAATCAGGAAAGAGTTGTTCAAGATTTTCTAAAATTACCTGAATGTTTCTAAGAATGAAATCTTTATCTTGGAAAAGTTCATATGTATAAGAAGTTTGACCAGTATACATAGCAGTTTCAACTGCATAAGTATAAAGTTCATAAACTAACTTATTAATCTTGGAAAGACGTTCCTCTTGATCTTTCAAGGATTTTAGTTGACGCATTGTATCACGATTAATTGGATTGAGACTCATTTTGAAGTAAAAAGTCTTCCAACACTTTTTATTTCGTTTTTAATCATAGTCCATTTGCTCGATCCAATCCTGATGATCTAGCCAGTCTTCGTACTCTTGGTCCCAGTCATCATCTTCAGGATAATCAATCTCAATTGCATCTAGGTCATAGTCGTCTTGAATGTTATAAAATGACTCCATGTTGTTCGATAAGGTATTACAATTTATGAATCCGTTTCCAATGGCTTTCCTTGAAAACGAATTAGACATATATTATGGTATCAATATCAACCAATCAAAATGCTCAGCACAATGTTTAAGCCATCAATCGACAACTCAAACGTCAAGCAGCTAGTGAGCCATATGCTTAGCAAGATGAACTTTGGCAAGTATCAACAGTTTCTTGAGTATGCAGATCGCAACCCAGAGCAGGATCATAAGTTTGTGGTCTTTGAATATGTAGAGTCGCCATCCTACGTATTGATAAGTCGTTCTGAACGTCTTCCTGGAACTCAAACCTCAATTCACAGTCTGATTCAGAATCCTGAATTTGACGAGAACATGACACTTTTGTTCGGAAAGTCTGACATTCTATCATGGTACACTCGTCGCAAGATGGATTATTCTAAGCCAGAGAACGATAGGCTTACAGACATTCGCCAGCTGGTGGTGATGATCAAACGTGACCCAGAAGACTATTCAGATATGCCTCCACTTATTCCGGTTGATGACTCTAGTAGTCCGATATTGAATCCAGAGGACTACTACGCTGATATGCCATCGATGATACCAATATCTTCGTATAACCATATCGGTGGACTAAACCAGACTATTTGGACTCCAAGTAATTACAATTATAATTATACATGTAACTCACCCACACCAGCCTCACTTTCATAAAAAATTAATCTAACATTAATCCATGAACAGCGTTTTCTCTGGAATACTAATATCACATGCAAAACATGAAATAAAAAACATAGAGCCTCTTCTTATTAGAGCTCATAATGGTTTTTTATTTGAGAAATCTATTGATGAGGCTATTAGGCATCTAAAAGAAATTGAGCTTCTTTTGCTAAAAGCGAAACAATCATATAATTATTCACTTTCCGATTCATACAAACATCCGCCTGGATCAACATGAGCTAGCTGATTAGGTTGATTTTCTTTACATCCCCAACATTCTTGTTTAATACTACATCCATATTGAATTAAATAACTATTGGCAACTGTGATCGTTATAATACCAGTTGCTACCGCACGTTTCATAAACTCTACAATAAATTCGTTTGTCTGATCTGTACCAAGCTTTTCGCGTAAGGTACTATCAAGAGTTATTAATATTGTTTCAAAGTCCATTTGTACTTTATATCCAAAAACACTAGATAAATTCGTTTTAAACTATTTCAGAGTATTGCGTAGTTTCTTCGGTAGGCTGAGGGATAGTGAGTGGTCTAAGTAACGTACATCCGCTGGATACCATTAAAGTCACAATAATTCCAATAATTCCGATTGCGAGAAATGTATCTATTGAATCATCCATTGAGGATTATAACCACATAACCCGTAAATATCACCCTTTAGTTTACAATCCCCAGATGGGCACTTCTCAGAGTTAGGTGGGCATGGATGATCAACTTTTGAATCTGGAAGAAACCCTTCTATCATAGGTCTGACATATAGGTATACGTAGTGATTTACAACCGCAAAAACTACTCCATGTATCAAGGCTTGCTCACGAAGAGATGCTCCAGGTGGTATAGAGAAATGAACACCTGGAACAAGAAGTGCGAATAAAATTGCTTTTAGAAGTACAGCTTCCCACATTTGTTTACTAGCAGGAGAATTACACCATCTTCTTGCTAGGATCAAATGTAGCATGGCCGGTAGGCATACAATCGGGTTTGCCACCCTGGTTCACTCCGGGTAGAAATCCATTGGGGCAGCTGGCACCATAGTTGGCGAATCTCTCGACATAACCTCTAAGCTTTGTCCAGTAAACCCACATCACGCCAGTCGTTACAAGTGAAAATAGGAGCGCGTGGACAACAAGTACAGTTCCACGGGTTCCATGTTGGGGAAGTCTTAGAATTACACCAGGTACAAACGCAGCAAACAAGAGAGCTGACAGTAAGGTGCTAATTATATCCATTTATATTTCATACTTGAAGTTTTTATAGGAGTCGAAGACCACGAAAAACCATGCTTAGCACATAGTGGTGGAGCACTGCGAAGAGAACACCGTGGAGGGCGAGCACCATCATACGAGATCCGCCGGGGGGTAGAGTTACAAG